TTAAACGAAAAAAACCCCCGAAGGGGCTTAAAGATTGCGGAGACAGATCATCTACAGAATGTTGCTTCGTGATAATTTAGAAGCTACTTGCTGTCGATATGCAGAGTCAGACTCGTACCTTGGGTCACGCATTGCTTGCGTTAACTGGGCGGCAGAATCAAAGACCCCACCTGTAACGGATTTAGTCTCGCCCATGACAAGTGAAGGTTCACTTCCATTTACAGAACGGTACTGAGCGTGTAGACCTTGTATTGCAAGATTTGCTGTCTCTATGTTTCCACTGTTTACTGCATTATTAAACGCATCAATGGATGCTTCTTGCATATTGTCAGAAGCCCAAGAAACCATATCTTCATACGCCTCCTGTCCTCCAACTTGCTCAAAAGCTTCTTGCTGCATCTGTGTCGCTACTGCCATTTGACCATCTATAAATTGGTCAACCATAGAGCGAGGTATGCCAGCTTCTACTAAAGAATCGTAAGAATCTTCAGTTAGTCCACCTAGTTCTGCGAACTCTTGGGATAAGGAATCAAAGTCAATACCTTCCTCTTCAAGCCCATCAACTATGCTTTCTAACTCATCATCTTCTAACTCTTCTTCGTACTCTTCTTCGTCCTGAGAGCCTAACTTCTGTTCAAGAGATTCATAAGCTTGCGCCATGTCTTCAACACTGTTGAACTTCTCAGGGAGCCATTCAGGACGGTCAGACGCATCAGGATTCTCAAGACCTTCGGCCTTTTCTAGCATATCTAATGTGTGCTGACCGTCTTCAACGGTTTCTTCGTGTGTGTTTACTGTATCCATTTTTAACTGTCTCCAAACAGATAATTTATTTAGACTTTTTCTTGTTTTGCTTGTTTAAGTGTTCACGTAGGTTCTTACTACCTGACTTCTTAACTTCGTCTTTAGTTGCTGTAGAGTAAGACTTACCGTTCCAAGAGAACTTAGACTTACCAGCTTTCCTAGCTTTCTTAAATGCAGCACCAAAGGAACTCACTGTTGTGCTTTTCTTCTTACCAGTGTCTTTCTTATCAGTTGTGGAAGTGGCTGCTTGAGTAGGTTTAGGTTTAGGTTTTTTAGTCCCAAAGCCAGCCTTAGATGGGCCTGTACGCTCTTTAACTTTGTCAGGATGCACCGCGTTATAAAGCAATGAACCTGCTGACACTGCTGCCAACGGGCCAAACCTAAGTAGGTTCTTACCGACTGAAGCTAACTTACCGCCCTTTGTACTAGCTTTACTGCGCTGTCCACCTTTTTCTATAGTAGTCTTACTAGAGCCACCAATACGTTCACCAGCAGGGCCGATAGTAGATGGGCCTCTAAGAAGCTTAGGCTTGGCTGTTGTGTTAGTACCCTTTACGTCTTTTATCCGATTATTAGACTTAATGACGGATTTATTACCTGTAGTGCTACCACCTGTTGTAGAAGCCTTACCACGCGCTGACGTTTGCTTAATCTTAGCACTGCCATTTGGATTCGTAGTTGACCCTGTACTTTTAGGCTTGGCCTTTGCGCTTGTTGGTTTTTCAGGTTTAGTCCTAGAATCTTTAAGACTCTGTATGAACTTCTGCTTTGGTGTCTTAGGAGCGTCAGGCTTTAAAGTACCAGCCTTATTACCTTTCTTTAAAGACTTAACAAGCTTAGATACTGGCTTACGGGTTTTCTTAACAACCTTCTTCTTAGCTACAACCTTCTTCTTAGCTACAACCTTCTTCTTAGCTACAACCTTCTTCTTAGCTTCGGGTTTTTTAGCTTCGGGTTTCTTAACAACCTTCTTCTTAGCTACAGCCTTCTTCTTAGCTGCTGGCTTTTTAGCTTCTTCCTTTGCTGCGCTTTGACCTTTGCTATTAAACTTAGGAACTTTTCTAGCTTTCTTAGCGTCTGCTAATTCCTTCACTAAGTCTTTAGCACCGCCCTTAGCTTTCTTTTTCTCAGCGATTTCAGCTTTTATCTCAGCCATTATTCGCTTGTCTTCTGCACTTAATTTTGCCATTACTGATTACCGCCTTGCTGTTTCATCACGCCTTGTGCAACGGGGCCAACAGCTTTCTCAGCCATTGAAGCCATCATTTGCTGTTGTTGCTGTTGTTGCATCTGCTGTTGTTCCTGTGCTTTCTGTTCTGGTGATTTCACCAATCCAGTAGTATCTATTCCTAAAGACGCTCCAAGTCGATCAATGTAATCGTCTACGTTTAACTCACGTGCAAGCACTTCATTGCCCAATGGGGCTAACATCTGAAGTAACTGAGAGAGTTTGTTGAGGTCTTGTCCACGGCCTAAAGCTTCCATACCAGTAACGATCTGAGGCTTAAGGGTGTTGTCAGGGAACTTAGGCATTTTGCCACTCTTCTCCATACGGGAGAGTAGTAACTTGACTAAGGGGTATTGGAACTCTTGAGATAGTATGGAGTAAACGCCACCTAATGCAGACTCAAGTTCTTGAGCCATGTAGCGCACTTCTTCAGCAGTAACACGTTCTGCTTTACGCTGGACTGAACTATTCATAAGGAAGCTAAAGGCAAGTCGTTCAGTGATCTCACGGGCTGTATCTTGTGCTACTCGGAAGTCATTAAACTTCTGAAGCTGTAGTACAGAAACATCGTTAGCATCACCTGCCGCTATACCACCGTTGGGTGTGTTAGCTATAACTCTTGCTTTGGTAGTGCCGTTAGGTCGGACTAAGAATAGTACCTTCGCTGCGGCTGCTGAACCTTCAACAATAGCTTTGGTTAGAGTCTCTAGTGAACTTAAGTCACCTATGAACTCTTCAACATAACCACGTCCATAAGACTCACCATCAATACGCACCATACGCAGTGACATGAAGGGTGATTTATCTAAGGGGAACGAGCCAAGAGAACTAGGTATAATCTGTCCCTCAACCTCTTGGTGTACTTCCCACTTCTTATTAACACGCTTTACGTTTGTAAATAGATCAACGGACTTAAGCTGTGAGTCGCCAGTTGGTTTGGTTAGTAACTCTTGGACTTCTTTAGGAAGCATAAGGGGACTAACGGTTTCTTTGGTAATAATCTCTAGGACATTACCCATTGCGTCACGTTGGCAAACATAACGATCTAAACGAAATACACGAACACCACCGTCTTTAGGCATGTGAACTAACACGTTACCTGAAACGATGAGTTGTTTTAAAGCCTCAAACACGGGTACACGAACTGCTGTAGCTTCTACTTCTTGCATAGCAGCGCGTTCAATACGTGCGAGTGCTTCTTCTACTTTACCCCTAGCACCTTCACCACCCGCTAGACTCTGAAGATCAAAGTCATCAATAGTCAAACGGAAGAAAGGTGAGTTAGGGGGTAATAAGGTCATCAATAACTTAGAACTTAAATTATTAACGCCACGCGCACCAATGGATTGGAAGGGCGTATCGTAGTACGAAGAACCAGTGTGACCTTCTGGGGGCATGAGCGTAGGTATGGTTAATACGGCTGCTTCTCTTGCCCTGTGTAAGAAAGGTGTACGGTCACTTTCGAGTTGTGCATATCGTTTAGCTGCTGCTCCTTGGGTTGGTAGCATAGCTAATCATTCTCTTTTGTTAAGTTGAAATATTTAAACCTGTGCCTTTAGATGAATAAGCAAGTCCAGCTAGATTTCTAGTGGCTTTTTTGCCTTTGGCTTTTACTTTTCTATTTGTCGCTAACATGTTCTTTTGGTTGTTCACATCTCCAGTTCGACCCGCAGTACCGCCACCAGCCAAAGCCGTGTCTTGGTTTGAGCCGCCAGAACCACCACCTGCCGAAGCACCTATAGTCAATGCGATTTTCTTTCTAGGTGCTACATCATTAACAGACGCTGTACCTTCCTTAAAAAATTGAGATGGTGGGCCAGTGTTGGGGAATGAAGTCGGCACACGATCACCGCTATAAGCCTTCTTCATGCCTATGCTATCTTGCTCGGCTTTCATGTCAGCTTGGCTTACTCCAGATGCACGTTGGGTTGCCCAATAAGCTTGGTTGTAACTCACATCATTATTGCGATATTTATCTTTTATTGCATATTTTAAAACTGGGATGTTTGTGCTTTTATTAGCTTTTGCTCTAGTCTGGTAATCCGCATTGTTAACAGGCTTAACTACTTTTTTAGTTTTGTTGTTATTGTTACCACCACTTTTGCCACCTGAAGATGCACCGTTACCTGCGCCACACATACTAACTACCTCCCTTATTACTAGGTATATTTAAACTAGGTGAACTTGAGCCACCCATGTTCATACCTGTAGTAGTACGCATGTTACGGACTCCACGCTTACCTTTAGCCCTACGCTTGCGCGAGGAACTAGGTGTCGTTTCCATGTCTGAGAAGTCTAAAGTCGCGGGGGCTTTAGCTGGTGCTGGTGGTTTTGGTGCGGGTTCTGGTTTGGAACTACCGAATAAACACATTGGTCTACTCCTCGTTGTTAAAATCGTCTTCGGATAACTCTGACAGTTTCTTAATGACACTTCTTTGACCCTGAAGAAACCTAAGTTCCTCAATTGTAATTTGTCGGGTTGGTATAGTGTCAGGAAATAACTTGTTAAGAGTTGTTAAGAGTCCTTGGGATATACCCAAAGATGTGCCAAGTATGTTTTTCATATAATAGCTTTACTGTAACGGTACGTTAATGGGAATTAGGCACATTTAGCGTTAGTTCTCGCTCTTGTGCCTTGGCTAATATTTGCTTGCGGTCTTTGTTATCTAAGTCTTTCCAAGTTGTGATTTCAGTGGCAGAGCGATAACACCCCACACAAATATCGTTGTCATCTAGGTGACAGATATTAATGCAGGGTGAGGTCATCTTGCGCCCTTGTGTAAAGCATCATCGTAAGCACGACAAGCCTTTTCAGATTTATCTATTAATTTTAAATGTTCGGGGTCAAAATCTACCCCTTCGTATTCATCTGCAACAACTAGACAATCAACACAGTCTTGCCTTAAAAGTTCTAACGCTAAACCTCTGACTTGGCCCTTCATTCGTATTCCTCTTCTTTCTCTTCTTCGTAAAGAACAAGGGCATTGTCAAACTCTTCCCATGAGTCAACACCGTAGTACATCAGGCACTCAAGCAAGTGAGAGTCCCTTTCTATTAAGTTATGATAATCTTCGTCAACTTCTATTCGTCTTCCCATATCGTCCCCCGTTGGTATAGTTGTATTGCGGTGTTTAAGTCGCAGTTAAAACCTTCCATAATTTCTTCAAAAGCAACCATAAACATCATTTTCTACAGTCCCACTCTTCCTCTTTACAGGCACTAGAAAGGCCACGCTTAATAGCGTCTTTTGGCCTAGTGTCTTCCCCTAATGGGACAGGAGATTTATTAAATAAAGCCTCCCATCCAGCATCGTAAGAATCAGTCTTAGCTTTTGTACGAATGGGTAAACCAGTTACATCACTTTTTGCTGTTACCATCTTTCATTAACTCCTTTTTTATGGCTTTCTCTATCCTCTCCACAGCGAGTGAAGAGGTGTAGATGCAGTAGCGTAAATGCCACTTCCAATAGAATTTTTTAAAGTAATTTACAAGCCTCATACGAGGTCAACAATTTCACAAGAGTCGCCCGAACAAGCTAATGTCTGAGAACCGATAGTAGTGTCTTCAACTTCATAGTCCGAAAGCTTTGACCAATCAATGGCGTCAGGCATAAGGGCTAGAAACTCTTCATACCTCTTCTTATCACACTGCTGATAAGGGGCTTGTTGGTAGATATGTTCAGAGTATGGAAGGAACGATACTCCTGACATTTCATCGAAGTTCTTGTAAACATAAGCACCAACTTCTAACCATTCATCCGCAAGGACGTTGATGGTCACTGAAGGTTTGTGTTCACAGTAATGACGCTGGTAAGCAAGCCAAGTATCTAGCTGCTGAATAGCAGTTGTGTTCTCAGTTAGCACTGCCTGTTCAGGCGACTTCTGAGGGAAAGAAAACACTACTGTAGTGTCGGGCTGGTGGGCGCAAGGCTCCCAAGGAATCCCCTGATCTTTCATAAACTGAGTAAGGGGGTCATTGAACGCACCACGCACTGTACGAATGTAGTATTCGCTGTGACGCGCATGGATACCACTAGCAGAGTTCACTAGCTGACTAACTGTGCCAGAAGGTTTAACTGCTGTGATTGCTGTACTTACTGCAATACCTAACTTAGCTGACCATTCCTTATTCACTTCCACTGAGACAGCGCGAAGACGCTCTAGTAGTCCCTGAAGATCAGGGTTGGCAGTGGTAGTTAAAGGGTTGTCCATGATGCCAGTAAGACTCACACCTAGAAGACGTTCCTCGTTGGTGTTGTCTTGCCACACTTGCCGTAGATACGGGAACTTCGTGTAGGTTGCTTGGAGAGTCCCAAGGATTGTAGCTACTGCGATCTTACGCTCAAGGTCTTGCTCAGTGTCGGTTGAACGAATTACAACCTCTGTGAGATTACAGAATTG